GTTCTTGAGCACGTTCTGGAGTCAGTCCATCTTCACTGTCGAATGATGCTGAAAAACTGCGACCTGCTTCGAGTGCTGCCTTGCGAGCTGTTTCTTGAATCTTAGCAATTTCTTGTTGCAGTGGTGCTAGGCCTTTTAGGCTAGCTTCAAAGTTTAAATCAATTCTCTGATCGTTAATACCACGCAGAATATCGCCTAACTGTGATTGTCGATCAATTTGCTTTTCAATCTCATCTGTAATACGTTTAACAGCCTCTTGCTGTTGTTGATATTCGAAAGTTTGTCGTCTAGTGATTTCAAAGATATCTTGTTCGCTGGTTTTTAATCCTTCGAGTTCATCAATAGATTCTTGAATTAATTTTAGTGTTTGCCCTTTGGCTGTGGCTTTCTTAGCTTCTAGAGCAGCAATCTGATCACCATATTTCTTTTCAATTTCTGCTGTGCCTTTGATCAATTCTTGTTCGTATTCAGTCTTGCCCAACAGTTCAACCTGTGTGGTATAACGATCCATGTTGGCTTGAGTTGCACGGCGATATCCACCAGTCATATCTTTAATAGTCTGCATCTCACGTTCTAACTGTTCAGCTAGACGTTCTTGTTCTTTGCGGCGTTGTTCTGCTTCACGCTTTAGTCTTTCTGGATCTGCCTTGCCAAAGCCACCTGGTGCGGCTTGTTCTGTTCTTCCTCTTGGAGCACCAGCAGCCGGAGCCATTAACCGTGCCATTTGTTCTTCAAATTGTCGTCGTTGTAAGGCGGCCTGTTCTTCGGCAGTTAATGCTCTACTGCCACCTCCCATGCTGCCTGGAGCATTATTCAATGTAACACTAGGTCCGCCCGCAGCAAATGCTCTAGTAGTTCTACCTTGTTGATTTAATTCTTTTTCTTTTTGTTCTAATTTATTATAATAGGCATCAATTTTCCCCATTGCTGCTTCTGCTTGTTGAGCAACACCGCCAAAGAAACTTAATAAACTTCTTTCTAACTTATCACGCACACGATCAATAGCTTCTGAATATTCATCTAACTTTTTAATCTCAGCATCTTTAACTGGATCAGCAATGGCCTGCAATTTACCTAGGTCAAGTTTGGTAATGTTCTTGCCTAGAATATCCACTGCGGCAGCATATCTCTCACCACTTAGATTACCTTCTTGAAATCGTTGAGTAATGTCTCGAAGTATTGCTTCAGTGCTGCGAATATTTCCGCCAGCATCAGTGACAAATACTCCCAGTGCTCTAAAACTCTGTTGCAGTTTTTCATTACCACCAGCAGCATCTTGAACGTTTTGATTTAGCTTGGCAGCAATCTGACCAAAGTCTTCAGCTTTGCCACCGGCTTCAATTACGCTGGTTCTAAAGTTTAACAGTGTGCCTTCAGCAATGCCAGTTGCACCTGCAATGTCACTAATGCCAGCAGCAAGATTAACTGCCTGCAGGCCCAAGGCAGCAAACGCTCCACCCACTGCTCCAGCAGCCAAGCCAATAGGACCAAGACGTCCTAGTATGCCACTCAGTGCGTTGTTTAAAGGACCAGTGTTGGCACCAAATTGACTGACTTCGTTGCTTAAATTTTTAATGCCTGAACTGGCTTTATCAACAGCACCTTGCCCTTCTACCTTAAATCTTAATAAGAAATTCTCTATGGTTGCCATAACCGTTATCCTTTACTTTGTTTCTTAACCCATTCCTGAACATATGCTTCAGTGGGCTTTGTCATACCGTCTCGAGCCTGGGGGCTATAACCTTCATCTAGTCTGCGGGCATAAGGATAAGTGGCTTCGATAGTATCCTTGTTAAGAAAGGTATTGCGTTTAGCGTTGCCTGACTTAAAAGGAGTAATCTTTCGAAAGTGATTAAACCCTTCCTTAGCCATGGCTTCAGCTGTGATCTCTTTTTTGATCTGCTGCAACCTTTGAAATATACTCATCCTTTTGTCCTTTTTACCAGTTCTTCAAGATCTTCAGTTTTGTAATTGTTTTCACTCTGAGGATCTCTTTTATAATTTTCCCAAGTAGTCATCACATCCATAACCATGACATCGAATGTTGTGGCATGTTCTACTATCTCACTAGGTAATTTGCGATAGTGTCTTGCCAACGTTCCAATTGTGATTAGTCTTGATGTGTCCCAGTCTCCTTGTTTGACTTCTTGGTCCCGGACTTTCCCAGGTTGTCATTGATCCTCACTAAAACTGCCAGTGTAAGATCTAGCGGCAACACTTCATCATCGGCAATGGCTTTAGCGCCATCTTCTTTGAGAATAATTTTACGAATTGTTGCCATTAATTGGTCGCTGCTGGATTCCTTTTGATATCTATAGAAATCAAAGTAAGTGTCAAGATCAATATGATCCTTCATCCAGAATTTAACAGCCTCTCCATAGTTTTCAACGATGTCAGCATCGTCAATGGCTATTTCAAGTAGTTGGGGTTTCTTTACGAAATTTGTGATGTTCATCTTTATACCTTTTTATCTTTCTTTAATAATGTGTAGTACTGCAAGTGCAAACCTGAGTCTACTGTTAATCTTATCAAGGTCGCCTTGTGCGTTCTTGATCTCGGCTAGAGATTTTGCTATCTCTGCCTCTAAACTTTTAATCAGATCCTCATCGGAAAAATTCCTTAGGTCCATATTAATCTCCTAACGATGTATTTAACGCAAAAGAAAAAAGGCACCCTAAGATGCCTTTCTTTTACCACTGTTTGTCTAATTTAAAATTAAACTGTGCCGGCAGTTAGGTCACCATTCACAGAGATTGTGATTGGGGAGACCCATACTGGAGCTGTTGGATTCACAGTAGGTGCTAGGTTAGTAACGAAGCCGGAGCCACTTACATACTTGGCACCCGAGCCACGACCGTTAAAATACACACGGAAGTAAACTTCAGTTGCATCATTGCTCAAGTCAAACAATCCTGGCACGCCGTTTGTGGCTGCGAAGAATGTAGCTGAGTCTAACACTAGGTTAGCTGAGATGCTGTTGGTAGCTGGAGTGGATACCGCTAGTTGTGAGAACACATCCAACTGTGTCCAGTTGAATACGCCTGCTGCGTTGTTGATAGTGACATCCTGTAGTGCTGGAATGATGTAACCAGAACTGGTAGTAGAGATACTAGCAGTAGATAGTTGAATCACAGCATTTTGTGTAGGAGCACTGACGTTAATGTAAGCCATCGCTTTTTCCTTTATTATGTTGTTGCTTGATTTAGTCTAAACTCAAAGGTGTAGATCAATACATCTTCTTGCTTATCCAAGGTATAATCGCTTTCAAAACCGAAGTTAACTATACCAGTGCTATTTTTGGCACCTAAAATCTTAGTGATAAGACTGTCCAACTGACTAGGTTGATTTTTTGCATCCACTGCTAGATAGACTTCACATATTGAATCATTCTGAAATACTTCTCCACCATTGAGTGTTGGGATTAATGTTGATTGCTCAACACGTTCCAAGTCAACGTAGACTTTCTTCATGTTCTTGATATAGAGGGCGGTCCCATTCTGTTCCCAGGGTAATTCACTGGCAACTGCAAACTGTGTAAGTGTGCTGATTGCTGTGGTTATCGCTGTCTTCAGTTCTGTTCTCATCTTACTCTCACAAGATTTAAACGGGTTGGCATTTTCTCATCTTTAGTGACTGTGCCACTAGCATCAAAGTCATACCAAGTTCCATCTTCAATAAGTTCCATAAACAGTTTATCAAACTTAGTTCTATAGAAACCAATCTTCACTACTTCTGCATTATCCTGAGCACTGAAGTCTGCTATTTTTGGTAGCAAATATTCATACAGGGTAAAATACACACATAGGTCTGTGAAGTCTGCCTGACGCCCAAGAATTAAATCGGGGTCAGGCAGAGGTGCATCTATATAACCATTACGAGTCTGAGTGGCTGTTCTTTGGGAACTACTACCTTCTGCAAGATAGTAGTTCTTCCACCATGCTGTGTTGCGAATTAACTGCAAAATACGGCTTGTGGCCTTGATAGTTAAATCTTCAACAGTAGTCTGATCGGCAATGCCTTCATTAGCCTCAAACAATCTTTGGTCAGTAGCAGTTACATCCTCATATTCTGCGAATGCAATTACTCCAGTCTGATTGGGGTTAATAAAAGCCATTGTCTTCTCCTAAGGATTAGATAGATGCGTCGAAAGTTGCGTTTACGCCATAACCTTCGTAAACAGTGCCAACACCATAAAGAGCGGAAGCAACTACGTCTGTGCCGATATAGCTAGCACGACGTTGTGTTTCGATAGTGATGTCACGCATTAGACCAAAGCCTAGAGCGTCACGGTGGAAGATACCACCTAGATAATCACCTGCAGAACCACTAGTGATCAACGGAACGTTTGCACTTTCATACATTGGAACACCGAACAACTGTCCGATATAACCCATACGCATTGCTTCGTTAGCAACATCACCATAAGCACCAGCTGTGAATACAACGTTACCTTGGCTTGTTAAAGCTGACTTCAAGTCATAAGCAACGTTAGGGTGTAGAACACCAACGATGCCTTCGCTTGGAACACCAGCAGCACGTAGCTTAGTTACAGCTTGCATAACCAAAGCAGCAGTAATAGTTGTGGAACTAGAACCAACTGTGTTAGTTGTGAAGTCAGCAAACTTAGCCATCAAATCACCGTCGATTTTCTTAGCAATTGCTTCACCGAATAAACGGCCTAGGTCAGCAACAACATTAGAAGCAGATGCTTGTAATGCTAGGTCAGTAACCAAAGTGCGTAGACCAACTTGTCCAACGCTGAAAGTTGCAACATCAGTAGAAACTGCTGTGTTGCTGAACTCATCGCCTTCAGTCAATGCTGCCGCAGTTTGCACTGGGTAGATTGGAACCTGAATGGTTTTGCCCTGAGTTGGGGCTAGCGAATAGTTTTTAACCAATCCGCGCATAATAGAACGCTCATTAGCAACGAACATTGCTTCTTGAACGATTGTAGGTAATAGGTCATTTAAGGTGACGCTTGTAGATCCAGCCATGTTATATCTCCTGTATTAATAGTTAGGCTATGCCAGCGGACTTTCTATACTCTTGATAGATCTTTCTGTCTGCTGACTTGGACATATCCAATTTGGTTATGTCTAATTTTTCACGTGACTGACTCACATTGCTTTTACTTTGTGTAGTTGATGGGCCTGCGCTTTTAAAGTGCGGGTTGCTGTCTAAGAATTCCTTGACCAAGTCCTCTACTCTGAAAGGTTGTCCCTTGTCGGAATATCTAACTGTGCCTTTTTCATCTAGCACTTCAACTTCACCCGTTTCTCCCAATCTAAGATTGGACTTCAATAATGCTTGCACCTGCTTAGGATTCACTGCACCCAATTGTGCGGCAGTGTTTACTAATGGCATATCTACAGTATAAGACTTGATAATCTCATCACGTTTACGTATTTCTTCGTCTTTCTTGGCAGCTAGATCAGCAATGATTTTATCAAAGTCGCCGCGCTTTTTTTGTAGCTCGAGCTGTTGCTGTTCATGTGTTGCTTTAAGTTGACGTAGTTCGTCAATATCACCTAGATCTGCAAATGTCTTTTCATACTTCTTTTGGACTGCACCTTTTGTGCGGGCCATCATGTCGTTGACTTCGTCTTGCGTATAAGTTTTTACTGACTGAGCCTGGTTATTTTCAGAAGATCCAGTATCTTCATTAGCCAATGTATTGTCTGACATCGTCGCATCGCCTTTATAAGTTAAAGTAGGTTGATGCAACCATTGTGATTGCATCAGTGTTTCTATTTATAGCCATTGATAAAATCAGGCTATTTTATCCCTGATTTGATTCAATTGCTGTCTGTTCTGTTGTATCAGAACAGCTACGGGTGTAGCATATTCACCGTATCCGGGATACGAAAACAGCCATTCATGAACAGGATCTCTTGAATCAAGTTCTTCAGCCATTGCCTCAACTACCGTGTCAGGGTATTCAACATGCCATACCCTAGCGTGATAGTGACCCAATGGTGGGATTGAATCTTTGTCTCCCCAATCCTGTAGATCGATAAGCCCTTGTTGATAAGCTCGCAAGCTCCAAGGGCATTCTTTAGCTATACTCTTATAGTAGGCTAACCAATCAACGCTTTGGTGGTTTCTTACCACGGCCTCTTCCTCTTCCTGGCATAGTAGTCTCCTTAGTTGTTATTTCTTGCGGCTTCACTGGCAGCATACACAATGTCTTCTACTGTGACGCCTGGCAGTGCAGCCATGATCTCAGCATTGGTCATGCCTGTCATGATCATATCTTGAATTTGTCGAGCAACGTCTGCATTTAGACCTGCGTTATATGATACTTCTTCTTCTACTGGTTCCCATTTGGCACACCAGTATACTGCACGGACTGGGGCATCAAACTTGGTGCAATATAATTCACCTGGCTTATAGTATTCACAATTGCCGCAGTTCTGTCCTTCAGGGACATCTGCATTGCTGGCTGGTTGATATGCGTCGGGTAAGTTGCTGTTGATCTCTTCACCGTCAGGATAGAGTCTTCCTGGCTGTGGGTTAGGATCATTGAACGGTAGACGAGATTTTTCTTCGCCCAGCATTTCGATTAGTTGTTCATCAATAACACGGAACATAACAGGATCAGTTGCCGCTGCTTTGGCTGAGACCAACTGTGATATTTCACGCTGTTCATCACGGATGTTAAAGCTGTCTGGATATTCTACTTCTCCCATCCACTCACGGCCTTGATATAGACCAAACAAACGCCAGATCTGTTCTTCAGCTAATTCAAGTTGATCTGCTTTCTCTGCTAACTTAGCATTAAGCAATTGAAATTCTGTTTCTAATGATACACCACTTTGGCTTTGTGTTTTAGTTGTGCGAACACCACTAGTGAAACTCATACGATCAATGCTTTCAACTAACTTGTCAATGCTGCTGTGAATGTTAGCAACACTGGTGCCACCTGACTCTAGATAGTAGGGATTCAAGCCTGGATCACTGCCTTCTTGCAGTTGAATAATTGCACCAGCACCGCTACCTAATTGTGCAGTAGGTGGAACAACAAGACTAGGGTGACCGTCTAAGCGAATAGCTTGTTCATTCTCTGAAGTTAAATTATAGATCTGTCGTTGCACATCGCTGATGTCAGCAATGTCGCTAACACCAATGTCTTTAGTAATACCACGTTGATTGTAAACTAGAATAGCGGGAATCTTGCCCAACATATTCAATTCTTCATCACGCAAGTATGCTTCTTTCTTGACATCATCCATCATCCAAGTCTTGATTGTCTCTCGAGTCCATTCTTTAACAACTGTTATACCATCAACAACTTCTTCAACATACTTAAAATAACTTAATTCATAACGTCCATTAGGTTGACGCTCCCAAGTCCAGTCCGATACAACAAGTGGGGTTAACAAATTAACATAAGGGCGAACACCCATGACTAATTCATCTGCTGCTGTTTGTTGACCAATATAGGGCTTGGTCATAATGATCCAAGAATGTCCAAATACTGAAGACCAAATACTAGTTTGCTTCATGAAAGCATCTAAACTGCGTCCTTCCATATCACAGTCTTTTAAGAAATTTTCTACATCAGGTTGATCTTGCCAATCTTTAAATTCACGTTCAGGGCTTTCTCTAAACATAAAACTAATGTAAGTTGAAATAACTGATTGGCAGTGATTGTCTAATGGAGTATTGTTTAAGCGAGCTTGATATTCATTACCAGTTTCTAATACATACTTTGTCAAATATCCGCTTCTACGATATTCTTCGCCGCCTGCATATGATTCATAAAGAAACTGCCAACGATCACGGTTTCTCATGTAAAGCCAATGCGTTGAAGCAAGGGCGGTGTAGTCGTCAAGTAAGGTCTGATTGGCCATTGTATTATCCTATTTTATGTCCCCACTGTCTAATCGCAATAGGGGTAGTTGGTTGTCTAATGGGGAACAAGTAATCCACCATATATCTAAGAGCATCGTTCATATGATCGAAGCCTGAGTCTTTGTCTGGGATACTTGTTCCCTCTTTATAGGTTTGCTTCTCCAGACACTCGATGCTATATTTAACTTTGGGGTCAAAGAACAATGTAGTAACACCGCTGGAACTGCGTAGTTTAGCGTTTACTGCGTTGATTCCATCTCTGACTGCATTGTGGCTGTGTGGTGCTTTTACTGTAAAGCCAGCATTGCGAAGTATGGTGTGATCAGTCTTGCCACCTGCACTAGTCTTACGCTGGGAGCCTGCTGGGTCAGGATAGGCTATGATGGTGTGTCCTGGATAGCGTGTCTTAACTTCTTCTACTAGCTCTTCAGTGTTTGATCCAAATATCTTAAACTCATCAAACACATGCAAAATGTTTCCAGTCTTAACTGCAATGGTTGCTGACATCGGATCTATGTTAAAATCTAAACCCAAATGCAGTTCCTTAGGCAATGGATCAGTGTAAGGTTTAACATTTACTTTGCGATCAAATGCGTAGAATATACGTCCTGAGAATGTTTCAAAGGTGGCACGAAACTCTTGATTGAATGTGCGCTCATCTAGACTGCGGCGTGCTGCTTCAATTTCCGTAATGGAAACATTGCCACCTTGCTCTGTAGTATATTGAAAGCTGGCCCATTCTTCAGGAAATTCATCAGCCAAATCATATAAGTCTTTAGCCCAGTTCATGCCCTTAGGTGTGCCAATGAACAGTGCTGACCCCATCTTGTCTGCCAATGTGGGACGCAATGTTTCAGTCCATGCAGCTTCATCAATATCTGCAAACTCGTCCATGACTAAAAAGTCAAGTCCCACACCACGCAAACTATCGTAGTTGTCTGCACCTTTAAGACTGATTGTGCTGCCATTCTTTAATTCAAAGCTCATGTTGGTTTCGTTGATCTTACTGACCCAACGTAGGTCTTGTAATTTCTTACGCAACTTCTTGAACACAATCATCTTAGCTTGTTTGTATGTAGGGGCTACGTACCACACTTCCTTATCAGGTAGACGTGCTGCCTTGCACAGTTCTCTAACTGACAAGTGTGTTTTGCCAAAGCGTCGACCGGCTATAACAACCTTGAAACGCTGTGATGCATCTACAATAGTCTGCTGTGGATTACTCAGTGGCATTGGCGAATAAGTTTATATAACGCTGTTCTTCATCTTGAGCTGCTTCAAGTGTATCGAAGTAATCAGCTGAATATACTTGATAATTTTCATTAGCATAATCCCACTGATACAAGCATAAGGAATAGCCAGGAGTTTTAGATCTCACTTTAACTATATTCTTATGTTTCAATATGTTAAACAGTTGAGGATTAGATTTAATCTCACTCATCATCACTCCATGGTAGAGGAGTGTTAGCTTCACTGTCAACAGGATTGTCGCTCATGCCTAAGAAGTTTTTAGCTAGGAAAATCTGTAGTGCTGCATTGTTATTCTGACATGCGTTATTCAACATAGCACGTCTAAGACTAATCTTAACTGCTACACGAGCTTTTGTCAGTTCTGCGGCGAAGTTTCTACTGATGGCATCTTCAGTAACACCAAACCAGTCTGCAATTTCAATATTCTTACAACCTAAGGCTGCTAGTTTATAAACTTCTTCAGGTGGGACTACTTTCTTATCGCGTCCAACAGGGAGACCTAATACAATCTTTTCTTGTAGTTGTTTAGGTTTTGGTCCTCGCTTGCCAGAGGTGGGAATATCATTATCTTGCATACCAGTATTTACTTAAATGGTAAAATAACCATTAGGTAATATGACTAATCTATTGTATAATTGTTATACGGCATCAGTGCGCGAACGATTGTCAAAAGAAAGCCCCCTACTGCAAGTGCAATAAGGGGTTTCTAATTTCTTATTATTATTACACCGCGAAGGAAAGAGGGCAATAACTTAACAAGAGAAAACTGTTCAGAAGTAGGGCAGTTGCCTGCCCATACTCCTTATTTCATTTTAGCTTCAATCTTTTTTAATGTATTAGCAATACTATCTAAACTTTCACCTAACCAACTAATCAAATTATGTGTTTCTACATTGAACTCAATTGTGGTGTCATTGTCAGTCAAATTATCAATTGCATTTACTATTTCTACTAATTTTTCTTCTAACATTTTATTTTCCTTTAAGTTAAACTGCTTTTCCTTCGCAGTAATAATAGTATAACTGAGAATACTCTTTTTGCCTAATGGAAATTTAACCAAATTACTTTTTAGATATTCTACCCACTCGTGTGCCAGTGGTTGTGAATATGTTGCCACTTGAGTCAATCCTTGCCACACGTTCACCATTGGGTTTGAATACACTGCCCTCTTGAATTCGATACACAGTCTGTCCATTAGTATCACGGACATATTGGGTATCAGAGGATCTGCCCGTATAAGAACTACCACCTGACGCACAACCAGTTAGGGCAAGTGCGGCGACAATTACTATATGCATGTGACTTTTCATTCTGCGTCCTTTACCAAACTTTTGAAGAAATTAAATTGATTTAGATTAAATCCATAATCAATAACATCCCAACTTGTGTCAGCATATTGATTGGAAAGATCAGCAAAACTTTTTACTTTTTCGTAAAAAACTTTATCTCCTTCAACAAAAATAAAGTTATTATTATTTTTGATACCTTCAATTTTATATTGAGATCCAAAATTGACAACAATAACTTCAATCTCATTATTATTGCTAAAATGCAAATTAAGTTGTTTCATTATGTGCGCTTTTCTGTATAACGCTGTTGAACAAATATATATTATAGCAGAAACTGGCACTCGTGTCAATCGCTGGGTTATTGTGTGTTGTTTTTACGCAACAACACCAGCACGAGTAAGTTCATATTTAAGTGCTTCAATAATTTCATTATGGTGAGCAATATAAGCATATACTTGATCGCATTTTACATCATTACCTTGCTTTTGAAAGACTTCTAATCGTTTATAACAATCTGCTTTTCTTTTAGTGTGAGTAATAATGCCATCTTTCCAAGACATAATGTCGTATTTGTTAGCCATTTTGTGCTCCTCATAAACAACTCATTTTGCGGTGTGCTTTTTGCTGTCTATGTGTTATTATAACGCATTTTTACCAGTTTGTCAATCCCCTACAAGCACTAGGGTTATTCAGTGTTGTTATTCTGCCACACGCCCCCAACGTGCATCATTTGCTTTGCTGAGTTTTTCACTGATATCCAAACTTTTAATTCGATCTTCTAACCAAAGAAGTGTATTAGCTATGACGTCTACTTGTGCCCAAGTCTCTGAAGTAATTGGCTTTTCGATTGCATAAGTTCGAGTTAACTTCTTTAATGCATGTTTACACTCTGCTTCATCAAGTGCTGCTATTTGTTCATGTGTTAATATTACCATTCAGTTTGTCCAAAGCGGTGAAGAAAGCGGCATCCTTTTAGTCCCAATACAGTTGCAGTAGTACTTGGAGTTCGAATCCAATATCCCAAACGCACGTTATCATGACGATAGTCGCCCGGCTTGAGATCTGTATGTTGAATATTTTGGGTATGCATATGGGTTTCACATACCCATGCCCAATCAATGCCGCTATCTTCTATCATGTCATTGTAATAGGTTGAACACCATTCATAGGATGAACTGCATATGTTTCATTCATCTTGATTATTTGAGGTTGTGTTCTTGCAATCAATGCATAGATCAATGGGCTGGGGATTTTATTACGCACGGTATCTCTACCTGTGCCATATAATCTGCCACTTAATTTACGCCATCCTGTTTTACGCCATAGTTTCATTTTTAATTTCCTTTAGTTGAATTTCTGTGATCCAAACACCACAATAGATGCTCTGACCTTTAATACGATTATACTCAGCAGTGGCCATATCGCGCTCACTGAAGTTTAATTCGGCCCAACGATCTTTGCCTAGGTTAACGGCAACTTGATAGACTTTAGGTTCGATAGGGTTTACTAATAATGCTGGGGTTATTTGTTTTTGTGCTTTCATTTGGATTCCAATTGTTCTAATCTATATTCAAGTTCGCTAATTTTACTCATTAACACATCAATGTGTCGAACAAGTTCTATTAAGCTCTGACTTATTTTAACACCTAATTGACTGTGTTCCATAACTTGTCTACTCATTTCACTCATAGCCATGCCTTGACCCATTTGCACTATCTCTATTTCTTCAAGACGGTCAAATGGATCTGAGATATCATCGAATGGATTATTGTCCATATGTCAATGCACCTTCATAAAATTGATTCATATCTTTGCCTGAGCGACGAGCTCGACTGGCACATAGGTGTTGGTATCGTGTAATGATACAGCAGTTTTTCTTAGTCCAGCCTTTTTCGTAATCAAAGCGACTTAGTACCAATGCGTCTGTATCACGCCCTCTCTGATGCCAACGTTCCTCAGTGGACCAGAATGTGCAAAAGTCATCAAATGTTAATCGCCATGCTTCACCTCTAAATGCAGCCTGTGCTCTAGAACGTGCCCATGCAGTTCTACGCTTTGTAGAGAACTGATCTCCTGGAAATAGTCTACCGGGCATTATGCATATTCCTTAACAATATCTTTCATTGGCCAACCTTCATGATAGCGTCTAATAAGG